GCGCCTTTGAATGTCTGACGGAGACGTTGCGAAGCCCGAAGCGGCAGCCTCCGCGCCCTCGCGGGTGGCGGCGTCTCCGTCAAGATTCTGCGCGCGGACGGTGGCGCTTGCGTCCGGGTCCTTGCGGATGCCGGCGTCCGCGCGCTCCAAGGTTTCCCCCGTCTCCGGCCTTTCCCAGGGCGTAAGTAGGCCGCCCACCGCGGCGTCGCCGCTCGCGGAAGCCGGGACGGGGGTTGAAAGTTGTTGCTTGCGGGGGCGGCCGCCCTTGCGACCGCGAGTTTCGCGATTAAATTCGATGCGCTCGTTTGACCAGGCGACCATTTTCGCACCAAAAGAATTCTCGCCGGGTATCTTATCTTCCAAGTCGTCCATTGACCGCTTGACATCTTGGATGATTTCTGCGTCGCCAAGCTTGCGGTAGTGGCGGATAAATTCACAGAAAAGAACTTTTGCCCAGTAATTGCGCATTAGCCTTTCGCCTTTAAAATCAATTCCGAAATGACGCCACCTTTCGTCGCCGGAATGCCTCGTTCGCGCTTAGCTCGAACAAGCGCTTCGGCGGCCTTGTCGGCTTGCTCGGTGATGACTACTTGTTTTGTTTTCAAACTTTACCTATGGTTAAAGAATTGTTTAACTATGGTAAAGAATATAAAAACCAGTGGTTAAAAAGTCAAGAGTTTTTTTAGAAATTTTTGATTTTTTTTTTACTGATAGTCAAAAAAGGCTAGTTTAAAGCCAAACGAGGATTTTTGAATATGGATTTCCAGTCATTTTTCACAAGAACGGGAATGTCTCAAAGCGATTTAGCTCGAGCGGTCGGAGTTTCCTCTGCTGCTGTCAAAAAATGGCGTGAAGGTGGAAATATGGATTTGAAATACATCGACAAGCTTATTCAGTTAGGAATGAGAATTGAAGAATTGTTTTCAGAAGAAGCTTGGACGGCGATTAAGAACGATAGATTACAAGACTTTAAAGATCCAGAGTTGCTTTCTTCGGAAGAATGCCGAAAAATTATAATAGCGGGGATAGAAAAGCTGAAAGAGCAAGGCGAAGAACTTCTGGTTCTTCGAAAGGTAAAACTCTAAGTATTTCGCAAAAACTTCAAGTTATTGAAAGTTTCAAGAAAAAACTTTCCTTTTAAAAAAGTAGAAGTACAAGTAGAAGAATTTAAAAGAGTACTCTCCCTATAGAGGAGAGTATTTCTTTTTTGGTCCTTTTTTCTTTTGCGTCCCGACAAACAATATAACCCCGCCGCAAGACACGGCGGGGCGTATTTCAATGGCGGAGCTGGCGCGGTTCTTTTACGAAGTCGCAAAAAGTCTAGAAAAGCCTATTCAAACTTAATCGCAAGCCTTTTGCCGACCGCCTTGGCGAACTTTTCGAGCGTCGCCACAGTGAGCGAAGCCTTCGGGTCTTCCAACCGTCCGTAGGCCTGTCTGGTTATGCCCATCTTGCGGGCGATTTCCGCCGCGGTTCTGCCTCTTCGGGCCTCGAAAATAGCGTATGCCACCGCAAGCTTGTTTTCCACCTGGAACGCTTCCAGGCCGTTTTTCGGGTCGGGCTGTGTCCGTGCTTCCGGAAGCGGCATCCGCTCGGCCAGCATGGCGGAAAGCATCGCGTTTAGAACGTCCTGGGCGTTGTTGCGGATGGCTTCTGGCGTGTCCGCGCAGGTGAACGCGTTCGGGATGTCCGGAAATTCCGCATCGTAGAATGTCTTTCCGTCGGATTCCGTTTTCGTTATCAGGCATGTATATTGCATTGTATCTCCTTTTGGGGAAGCGAAAGGGGAGGGCCCTACTTGAGCCCTACCGCCTTTTTTATCTGATGCTCAACTTTCGGGGAAAGGTCTCCGGGGTGCATCGGCACCGGAATCATCACCTTGTCTTTCTTGTAGATTCTGTGAGATGTTCCGTTCTGCCTGACAAACCGGAAGCCGCCCCTTTCAAGCATCTTTATCGCTTCTCTTGCTGTCATATTTCAAATATAAATAATTTAATTTACTTTGTCAAGTATTTTCTTTACAAAAAAAACTTCAGTGGAAAATCAAAGAAAACCAATTTGGTTATTTAAAAACAAAAAAAAACCAAATCTTCTTTAGTACTAGAAATAGTACTAGAAATAGTACTAGAAATAGTACTAGAAATTAAAAGATGTACTCCTTTAAAAGGGAGTACTTTTCTTTTGGTCCTTTTCTTTTCGTGGATTGTTTTTCGGGGGAAACAAAAAAAGCATTGACAAATTGTAATACAAAACCTATATTCAGGGCGTGAACATCACCACGCACGCCTTTGACCGGATGACCGAACGCGTGATGACGCCGGAAATGCTCGCTTCCCTGATTAAGGGAAGGACGCTTGTCTGGAAATCCGCGAACGGCCGCTTCGTGGTCGTCGGGACGGCTGACGGAAAGCTCTGGGCTGTCGTCATGGAATCCGACATGTACACGGTCGTCACGGTCAGAAGGGCGCACAAGGACGAGGAGGCCGTATGGAATTCAAGATAGTGGACAATGCCGACATTTCCGGGGAAGAGCTGGAATACTTCGAAAGGCACGATTTCGGGAAGGAAATGGCCGACGGCCTCAGGGACGGCTCCACGGTCGTTTCCGACGGGTCGTGGGAAGAGACGGTGCGCGCCATCAAGGCGAAAAAGGCGCGGAACGCCTCGAGGATGACGTCGTTCAGGCTACCGGTGTGGGTCATCGAGGGGCTGAAGCGCAACGCGGCCAAGGGCGGCGTGAAGTTCAGCGAGTTCGCGATCGAGACGCTATCCAAGGCGGCAATGTAGGGGAAACATGGACGACAAGGAAGACGAAAAGGAAAAGCCGGGCTTTTGGAGGCGCGCCGAGAAGGTGGCGGGAGACATCGCGTGTCTCGCGACGATGACCTCGTCCCCGTCCGCCACGATGGGGACCGTGAAGCCGAAGCGGCGGATGCTCTCCGCGACCGCGGGGATCGCGTTCCCGTTGTCCCTGGGGTTCGCCTCGTACGGCCTGAGGCGCCCGATGTCCCAGTACTGTATGTCCATGCCAAGGAACTACATCCGCCGGGGGTGGAACGTGCCGTTTTGCTGACGGATGTCCGCACACGGGGCGAAAAGCCAAAAATAACGAAAATGTTTCTTGACCGAAAGACAAAGACTATCTAGATTATAAGCGTAAAAATCCGCAGAAAGAGGAATGGACTATGGCTGACTATTCGATGTACAGGTTCTTCCGCGGCGAGAATGAATGCCCGGAAAACGTCCGGCGCCACGTGTTCGTGGCGTTCCGGGACTGGCATTCCGCCACGTCCCTGGACGGCCTCTGGGAAGCCGAGGCCGATTTCGATCGGCGTTTCCGCGAATACGACTGCGGAGAATGGTGGTCGATGTTCAAGGCCGGCGACGAAAAAGCCGCGGCGGAATTCATGGAAAAGTCGGAAAGCTTCTATCCCGGGACGGACGGCTCCCCGTCCGACGAAAGGGTGCCGGAACGGTTCAAGGAATGGCTGTTCGGCTTGTACCGCGGAATCTATGTCTCCGGCCGTGAAGGTTTCCCCGGCGCAAAACCGATCTACGAAAGCGGAGGCCCGTGGGAAAGCCTCGTCGGCAAGTGGATTTTCGGAAGCCCGGACGAAGTCCCAAAGGACAGGGTGTTCGCCGATACCGACGTCGTCCATCCGTTGGCGAAGCAGTGGGCCGAGGAAAGTGCGGCCATGTAATCCGAGCCGGGCTATTCCACGGTGAAATAGTGGATTTTCGCCCTCGAATCGTACCTGTAGCCCGTTATCGTGTAGCGGGCTTTTTCGCTGCAGAGGATTTCGTGCTCGTTGGAAAACCTGGAAAGGTGGCGTATCGACGTACCCATGGGCTGTCCCCCTTTCTTCACGAATATGGCCTTTTCCGTCATCTCCTCCCCGGACTTGTTTTTCTCGCCGGTGTGCATGCCGGCGAAGTTTTCCGAGACTCCCTTGTCGGTAGACCATGACGCCGAACCGCGCATGTCTATCGGGACCTTGTCCTTTTGTTTTTCCCTGAATCCATCCAGGTCTTTCCTTGAAAGGCTCAGTCCCCTGTACGTGTCCCCGCCGTCCCATTTCGGCGACATCGCGATGAATTTTTCGAGGGCTTCCGCCTTTTTCCTGATTTCCCCGATGGAATGCCCGTGTTTCGAACTGAACGCCGTATTCCCGGACTGGATCTGCCTGATTTCCCAGTCCCACTGGTAGGAGAACGCCTTGACCGCGTCCCCGAAGGACCGGGCGGTCCTGGCGTCGGTTCCGGTCAGCGCCCTGACGCTCTCGATCTTGCCGGATTCCGACATCCCCGCGGGCATTTCCTGCTTCTGCTTTCCCGCGGAAACGCCGAACTTCGCGTTCGTCACCGTGTTTGCGGACGGGCCTGTCTTTGCAGCTTTCTTTTTCGGGACGGCTTTCTTGGCTTCATTCAGCGCGCTTTCGAAGTCGGTCTCGACATGGGCGTTGAACGCCCGCTCCAGCTTCGCGAATGCGGTGGCAAGCTTGGCGCTTTTCGGGTGGGCCTTGGCTTCGGTCGCCATCGCGTCCAGTTCCGCCTTGAAGCCGGACCACTTTATCCTGTCGGCGGCCTCGGAGGCGACCTTTTCATAGGCTGCCTTCGCAAGCGGCCATGTCGGGTACTTTTTCTTGTCCCCGACCCACTGGGCCTCAAACTTGGCGCTGGACAGCAGCTTTTCGTCCGGCTTGCCGGACCATGCGCCAATCTTGGCTTTGATGGACTTTTCGCATTCGGAGACGGCCTGGAATCCGTACTTTCTTGCGGCTTCCATCGGGTTTTCCACGTATTTCATGGATTTGAGTTCCTGGACGCGGGCGGCTATTTCCGAGGTCAGGCTTTCCATCGCCTTGTAGCTCTTCGCGTTTCCGCCCCGGAGCGCGGATTCCAAGTCTTCCCGCCCGATTCCGGCTATGCCTTCCGTTTCCGACAGGACCATTCCGGCAGCCGCCCTGATGGCGGTACGCTTCCTGAACTTGGCCAGGATGGCGGTCACTTTCTGTTTCGTGCGCTTGGCGTGTCGTTCGGCCGCCAGCGCGAGGATTTCCCTGTGGCGGACCCGCCGTTCCCAACGTTCCCGTATTCCCGAAATTTCGGCCTGGGTCCTGGCCGCGTGCCTTGCGTTCGCGGCCCGCAGGATTTCCAGCTTCCTCTCGGCCTCCCTCTTCGCCGCCTCGGCCTCCTCCCGCCCCCTTTTCGCGGACTCCGCCTCTTCCCTCGCGGTTTCGAGTTCCGTGGGCTTCCGTTCGGGTTCGGGGACCTTGCGCACCCTGTATTTCGAGTCTATCCTCGGGTCCCACGGTATGCTGGTGCAGCGGCACTGGAAGTCGGTGCCGGGGTCGCCGTGGTACATGTCCTTCCCCCTCCCGTGCGCGAGGGGGCGCAGGGGGTCGTCGGGGTTGTCCTCGTACCAGTGGTCGGGGTCGCCGACGGCGCATATCCTCCCGTTGAGGGCGGCGTGGGATGGGCGCGTCCGCTCGTCGGGGGTGGCGAGCCACACGTAGTACTCCACGCCCGCGCTGCGGTAGGTCGCCATCGTGGCGGCGTTGTTGAGCTTGCCCGTCTCGGTGCGGGCTATCAGCTCGGCCCGCTTCGCGTACTTCGGGTCGAGGCGTTCCAGGACGGCGGCCTCCGCCTGCGCCCGGTTCCACCCCCTTTCCTTCGCCTCGGTCAGCGCGCGGGCGATGTCGGCCTTGGCGTCCGCGTCGGCGGACCCGCAGCACGCGAGGAACTCGGCCTTCCAGTCCTCCTTGACACGCGACTCCACGTCCGGCGGGTAGTAGGGCGTCCCCACGGTCATCTCCGAGAACCTCGAGAACGCCTCGCGGGCGTTCAGGACGATGTCGGAGGCGGCGCGGTCCGTCCCGGAGAGGAACTCCTCCGTCCACCCGTCGCCGTCCCCGGCGTCCGCGAGCCTCCCCAGCGCGGAGGCGAGGGATTCCCGGAGGGAGCGGGAAAGCTCCGCCTTCAGCAGCGAGGCCAGCCGCCTTTCCGCGGCGAATGGGTAGAACGCGTTCGAGGACAGGACGGGCGGGCGTCCGCGCTTCCTACCGAGCGAGACGGCGCGAATGGCGAAGCTTGCGTATTCTCCCGGCATGGATCCCCTCCCTATCCCCCGACGCTCACGTCGAAGCTGTGGCCGTTCACGAAGACCGCCTCGCGGACCTCCTCCGGCATGATCACGCCCGCCTGCATGTACTTCGCCAGGTATTCGGCCTGTTTCGCCATGGCGTCGTTCCTCTCGGTCTCGGTCATCACGGAGACCGGCCCCCACTCGAACTCGGACAGCTCCCTTCCGAGGTTCCTGCGCGAGAAGTCGGCGAGGAGGCGGCACGCCGGGCGGTAGAGGTAGTTCTGCCGCCAGGCGTCCACGGTGTCGGCGAAGGCGCGGGTGTCGCCCTCGTTCGTCTGCGCGAGGCCCGTCGCGCCCTGTCCGAACAGGATGGAGATGGGGATGCGCGAGACGGCGCTCACCCGGCTCGCGAGCCTCTGGAGGAGTTCCGGGATCCCCGCGAAGCTGTGGCTCATCATGTCGAACTGGTCGCCCGCTCCGAGATAGACGGCCCTCATGGACCCCATGCCGAGCTTGACGGTGCTCATGAGCCTCTGCACGTCGGCGATCCCGCCGTCCGGGCGGGAGAGCATCTGGTCGAGGCTGTCGAGGCGGAACACGGAAATGCCGGTCTCCTGGACCATCTCGACCGCGGACGCGTAGGCGGAGGCGAGGTCCTTGACGGCCTGCTCGCAGGGGCGCAGGAACCCCGTCCCGAAGTAGGCCTCGCCGAGGTCGCCGGAAAGGACGTCGGGGAGCGGCTTCCCCTTGACCGGGACGCACCGGGCGGCGGAGACGGCGGTCTCCGTCCCGTCGAGCCTGCGGACATGGAACAGCCGCGGCTCGTCGCCGTCGAAGTCGCCCGGGTCGAGGCGGACGCTCCCGGCGGAACATGCCCGCCACCCCGACACCCTCGCCCCGTCGCGAGGGGGCTCCGCGAGGGAGTCCGGGGAGTCCCCGTCGTATTCCGAGACGACCAGCGCGCCCCCGGTGAGCCGTTGCGCCTCGCCGGCGGCGCGGAGCGCCTGGAAGAGGCCCGCGCGGGTCGCCTCCCTCAGCGCCGTCCCGTCCGCGTCGCCGGCTACCGACACGTCGTGACGGAACGCCGCGTCCGGCACGCACTCCACTATCGCCGCCGCTATGCCGTCCTGAACCTTCATCCGCGCGAGCTCGGAGAGGTCCGCCCGCGCGTAAGGGGCCGCCCGCGTGTGCGCGGCCTTCTCCGAGCCGGGCATCCCCATGCCGGTCACCATGTTCACGTACGCCCCGTCGCCAATCCTTGTCTTCTTCGACATATCCTTTTCTCCTTGTTGTCCTTGTGAATGTTCCTAGAGCATCCCCACGATGCCCCTCGACCCCGTCGAGAGCCTGTCGAGCGCCTGCGTCGTCGCGTCCACCCGGTCGTCGTGCTCCCCGTTAGGGAACGCCAGGAGTTCGTCGATGTATTCCCTCACCCACGGGTGCTCCGCGTCCATCGGGGGCAGGTACACGTTCCCGGCCTCGAAGAGCGGGCTCGCCGCGTAGGCGCGCGCCGTCTTGCTCCCCCGCGGCGTGTAGGGGATTATGCCGGGGATTTCCGACCCGAGCGCCGAGATGACCGCCGGGCCGTTCGCCTTGTCCTCGACCAGCTTGCCGACCGCCTCCGGCCACTTCGAGCTCATCCGCCGCATCGCCCGGATCTGCGACACGAAGTCCATCTTCGCCGTGTCGCAGTCGAGCAGGTAGAAGTTCCCGCCCGCCTTCATCCAGACCTGCCCGGACACGTTGTCCGACTTCGCCGCGTCCTTGAACGTGAAGTCCCAGCTCTGGATCATCCTGTCGAAGACCTTCGGCAGGACGCCCCAGTGCCTTATCCACTTCGCCTTGAAGACGCCCCCGCCCCTCGGCGTCGGGCGCTGCTGGTAGAGCGCGCCCCACTCGTACTCGCCGACGTTCGCCCGGATGCGCTCCAGCGCGCGGAGGGGGTAGCGGTCGGGGTGCAGCGCCTCGCCCTTCTTCCGGTGCGGCTCGTCCCGCTCGGCTATCGCCGGGTAGTTCACGACGGTCCACCGGTCCGCGCCCTCCTGGCCCTGCGCGGAAAGGAGGCGCCCCACGAGGTCGTCCTCGTGCCAGCGCGTCACCGTCACCAGCACTCCGCCGCCCGGCGAGAGGCGCGTGTAGGCCGTCGAGGCGTACCAGTCCCACACCCGCTGACGCAGCGTGGGCGAGTCCGCGCTCGCCCGGTCCTTGAACGGGTCGTCTATCGACAGGATGTCCGCGCCCATGCCGGTGATGCCGCCCCCGACGCCCGCGCTCCGGTAGCTCCCGGAACGGCCGGGAATCTCGAAAAGGTCCATCGTCCGTACGGGCGCGTTGTCGATGCCGCCGGCGTTCCTGCGCCTCGAGAGCGTCGATCCGGGGAAGAGCTCCGCGTATTCCGGCGTGTCCATTATCCTCTGCACGTCCTTGTTCATCCGCTTCGCGAGGTCGTCGGAGTAGCTCGCCGCTATCACCGACAGGTCCGGGTCTATCCCGAAGGCCCACGCCGGGAAGCGGCGGCTCACCAGCTCGCTCTTGCCGTGCCGCGGCGGCATCGTGATTACCATCCGGGGGGACCTTCCGTCCAGCACGTCCGCGAGGAACCGCATGATACGCGCGCAGATCTCCCGGTGCACCCACCCCGCCCGGTACGAGGGCATCGTCGCCTTCACGAAGGCGAGGAGGTTCCGCCTCGCGAGTTCCCGCGACGCCGCGTTCACTCCACCACCTCCGCGTCCTCGTAGATCCCCATGCGGACGGATTCCGCGCGCATGTCCTCCGGCGTGGGGGCGTCGAACAGGTCCGTCTGCCCGGACGGGGCCGAGGGCCTCTGCGCGTCCGCCGAGGCCTCCAGGTAGGCTATCCTCGCCCGCTTCTCCGCCGCCGAGTCCGTAAGGCCCGCGAGGTCGAACACGAACCGCGCCGCCTTCAGGTCTCCCTCCATCGCCCTCGCCACGAAGACGCCGACGATGGCCTCCCGCGCCGTCACCGGGTTCTTCGTGTCCACGCCAGCGCGCCTCAGAATCTCGCCGATCCGCCCGGACATGGACACGCACGCGGAGAGCATTCCGCCCACCAGCTTCCCGAACTTCTGCCGTTCCCGCCGCTCCTTCGACGTCACTATCCCGCCCTTCCGGGCGAGCGTCCTCATGTACTCGCGGCGCTCCGGCGTCCCTGCCTCCGGGACGCGTCCCAAGTCAGCCGTTCTCCTTCCACCAGGCGTCGAACTCGTCCCAGCGGACGGATATGCGCCCACGGAGTCCGGCGCGGCGGACGGGCATCCCCTTCGTCGCCGCCCACTCGTAAACCGTCCCGGGATCGTACCCGATCCGCGAGGCCAGCTCCTTTATCGTGTAGTAGTCCTTTTCTTCCATTCTCTTTTCTCCGGTTTTCTACAATATATATATTTTTTGCCGGAACGATGACAGGTTTTGTCGGACATTTAATGACGGACAGAATGTGTCGCAAGAAAGGAGGCGGACGGTGGATCTGGACAAGCTGGGAAAGGTGTCGCTGCGCGTCGGGTGGCCGGACGGGAACCTGACAGCGGAACAGGCGTACAAAAGCCTGAAAAGGAAGATGGCGACGGGTAGGGACCAGCCCGCGCTGGGGAGGCCCGCGTCGCTCGCCCTGATAGCGAGGACGCTGAACTACGGACGCGAGCCGGGGAGGACGCTCGGCGGCGTCGCCTACGGACGGATACCGCCGCGCCCCTTCATGGAGCTCGCGAAAAAGCGGGTCGGGGAAAAGGCGGGAAAGATCCTCGCCGCGTACCTGCCGGACGTCCTTTCCGGCAGGATGACGGAAAGGCGGCTCATGGAGCGGCTCGGGACGATGGCCGCGGGAGAGGTGAAACGCGCGATGACCGAGGGAAAATGGGAACCGCTGAAGTACAGGAAAGGGACGCCGCTGGTCGATACCGGGACGCTGCGCGCATCCGTCTCGTTCGAGATCGCGGACGGGAAGACATAAACTGTCGGACAAATACTGTCGCTAGGATGCGTCCAGATGCCGCTTTACCCAAGGTCTGGCTTCGTTTTTTCCATTTCGGATTTCCAGTCCGCCGGGCTGGTCTCGAACACCCGGATCTCGCACCTTGCCTCCTTCCCGACGGCGTGGGAGACGCGGGGAGTGCCGATGCGCGTCCAGCAGTCGTCCTCGATGACGCCCGCCTTCACGAGCAGGTCCTGCACGCTCGAGAGCTGGTTGTCGCCGTCCCGCCTCCGCAGGTCCGAGTGCACGAACAGGATTTCTATTTCCGCATACGGATACGGCCTTTCCGGGATTCCCTG